TTGAAGTACGAGAAACTGACAGTAATATGGCCATGCGTGTGGGGCATAGAAAAGATGGAGAATTTGCCTAATGCAAAAAATTGCTATAACAGGCACTACCCGAGGTATTGGATTAGCAATTAAAAATCAATTACTTCTAACATCGGAAGTCTACGAATTAAATCGGCCCGCATTTGATTTATCTAAGGCCGAAACTTTTCAACATATAGATTTAACCGATGTAGATGTTTTAGTGTTGAATGCAGGCGCAGGTACTACGTTGCAGCCAAATAATTTTTTAGACCAAGACGAAAGTTATTGGAAAAATATTATCGATACCCAGGTAATTGGTAATATGAGATTAATTCACAAATACTTACATTCTAGACAAGAAGGTACAATAGTTTTTATTAGTAGTGTAGTAGTTGAACAAAGTAGATTTAGCGGCAGGGCAGTATATACTGCAGCCAAATCTGCTATGAGCATTATGGTTAATGAACTACAACATGAAATTAAAAGAACAGGTCAAAAAATCAGGATAATTGATATGCGACCTGGGTTGACTAGGAATCCTGATGAACAACCTGTTGATGGTAAAGACAGAACTCCTAGCACATATGATCAAGTGGCAAGTGCAGTTGTTTTTGCCATTAATCATCCTACAGTAACAAAAATAACATTTAATAATTTATAGGAGAAAAAAATGTTAGATAGAATCTTAGGCAACACAGATCGATCCTTAGTTTACAAATTAATGGCCTTGCATATTCTAATAATTGCGGTCAGTAATTATATTGTACAATTTAAAATCAATATTTTCGGAAATCCATTGGCTTTGGCCGCTTTCACATTTCCGTTGGTTGTTGTATTAACTGACTTGACTGTTCGACTGTTAGGGAAACAAACTGGTCGTGCAGTCATTACATTGGCATTTATTCCTGCAATTTTGGCCAGTATGCTGGTAGTAAAATTAGGCGGTGCACCGGATTCTGTGGCAATTAGAATTGGCTTGGGTTCAGGCGTTGCATATTTTGTTAGTAATCTATTAGATGTTTATGTTTTTCAATACTTACGAGAAAAATATGCAACTTGGTGGATTGCTCCAAGTCTAAGTGCAGTAGTTAGCACATTCATTGATACTTACGCATTCTTCTTTACTGCATTCTACAAAGGTGCAAATGAATTTATGGCGGCTAATTGGCACATTGTAGCAACAAATAACAGTATCAGCAAAATCCTTGTAAGTTTGCTAGTGATTCTTCCTGCTTACGGTGTGCTGCTTAATTGGTTACAACGTAGATTGGCCAAAGAAGATTCAGAAGATTCACATATTATCAAATCAAACAATTAATTTCAAGCACAAGGCAGTAATTTAATTTTACTGCCTTATTACTATGTTAGTAAAAAAATTTTGGCGGCTCTGGGCAAAAGCATTGGGCGAAAAAACTGGCAGCGATGACAAAGAAGCGGATCGGATCGCTTGTATTCGCACTGTCATTGTGTTAACATATATTATCACTAACATGGTAATTATTGCCGGCGTAATCAGACATTGGTAAAATGAACAATAAAATTCAGGAAACTTTAGACATTTTGCAGGAAGAATGTGCCGAAGTAATAGTTGAAATAAGTAAATGCCGGAGATTTGGTCTTGAAAGTCACCATTATCGAACTGACATTCCCCATAGTCAAATGCTAATGAATGAAATAGGTGATGTCTTAGCCATGGTCGAAATTCTAATAGATCAGGGAATTGTAGATGCAAGTGCATTGGATCAAGCTAAACAAAATAAAAAAGAGAAACTTAGGACTTGGTCGAATATTTTTAAAGAGTAAATAAATGCGAATCGAAGATGATATTAAATTAGATTTTAAAGATGTGTTAATCCGTCCAAAACGTAGTACATTGTCTAGTCGTAAAGAAGTAGATTTGAATCGTACATTCACATTCAAACATAGTGGGTGGGAATGGAGAGGTATTCCCATTATGGCTGCTAACATGGATGGTGTTGGTACCTTGGCAATGGCAGAATCATTGTATCACTATCGTATGTTCACCTGTATGGTAAAGAACTATGATGAAGCAGACTTTTTTGAATTAATAGCGAAAACTGGTGGGAATTATTTTGCAGTGAGTACTGGTACAAGTGAAAATGACTTTCGAAGACTCAGTAGAATAATCAATGCTTATCCCGAAATCCGTTTTATTTGTATTGATGTAGCCAACGGTTATAGTGAAAGATTTGCAGATTATGTAGAAGAAGTAAGGGAAGCATTCCCACATTGTACTATTATTGCAGGCAACGTTGTTACAGCAGATATGACGCAGGAGTTAATTTTACGTGGAGCAGATATTGTTAAAGTGGGCATTGGTCCTGGTAGTGTTTGTACTACTCGTATCCAAACTGGTGTCGGTTACCCGCAACTATCCGCGATTATCGAATGCGCTGATGCTGCTCATGGATTGGGTGCTCATATTATCGCTGACGGTGGCTGCACTTGCCCCGGCGATGTGGCTAAGGCTTTCGGAGCAGGGGCTGACTTTGTTATGCTGGGTGGTATGCTAGCCGGACACGATGAAGGTGGCGGTGAAGTTAAAACAGAACAACATCTGAGCGGTCGTGTTAATATAGATACAAATAATCTAGTTTATGAAACAAAAAAATTAATCGAGTTTTATGGTATGAGCAGTGACACTGCTATGGACAAGCATCATGGCGGAGTTGCAGAATATCGTAGCAGTGAAGGTAGAACAGTTAAAATTCCTTATAAAGGTCCTGTTAAAGATACAATACAAAATCTGTTAGGAGGTTTAAGAAGTTCATGCACTTACGTAGGTGCAGTTACTTTAAAACAACTACCAAAATGTACTACATTTGTCCGAGTGAATAGACAAATTAATGATATCTATGTAAAATAACGTATTATGTCTAAACTTAAAATTAGTGAAATTTTTTATAGTGCACAAGGCGAAGGCCGTTATATAGGCGTCCCTAGTGTTTTTCTAAGAACGTTTGGTTGCAATTTTACTTGTGCTGGATTTGGTTGTGCACCTGGTGAGCGCAGTAATGAAGCAGATGAAGTTGCTAAAAATGTTCATCTATATAAAGACTTCAATAGTCTTCCATTAGTTAACACAGGTTGTGATAGTTATGCTAGTTGGCATCCTGCATTCAAAAATCTAAGTCCAACTTATTCCATTCATGAAGTAGTTACAAGACTCACAGGACTTACTCCCAATAGAAAATGGATTCAAGAAAATGGTAACGATGTTCATCTTGTCATTACGGGTGGAGAACCTTTACTAGGTTGGCAACGTGCTTACGAAGAATTGTTAGATGATGAACGCATGGATGATTTGCAAAATCTAACTTTCGAAACTAATGGTACTCAAGAATTAAAAGAGGAATTCGCAGAGTACTTGGAATATTGGGCCTTTAATAGACCACACGGCGACATAACATTTAGTGTAAGTCCCAAATTAAGTGCAAGTGGAGAACGATGGGAAGATGCTATTAATCCTGAACTTATTGCAGTATATGAAGAATACGGTACTACTTACTTAAAATTCGTAGTAGAATTAACAGAACATTTTGCTGAAGTAGACAGAGCAGTCAACGAATACAGAAAAGCAGGTTTTACTGGCAAAGTGTATGTGATGCCTCAAGGAGGTGTTGTAACCCCCTACGAACGAAATCGTGTTCAAGTGGCCGATTGGGCATTGAGTAAAGGATATAATTACAGCCCAAGATTACATGTTGACTTATGGGGTAATGGTTGGGGGAAATAATGTATGACAGAATCACATAAAAGAACTATAGTAAGAAGTATAAGTTATAGAACTTCGGCTGTAATCTTTACTATTCTGTATACCTATTTAATAACAGGTAATCTGGCAGACTCAACTGGATTTGCTCTTGTTTTACATTTACTGTTAAGTATAGATTATTATCTGCACGAAAGAATATGGTTACGAATAAAATGGGGGAAGTTGCCCCCAAACGAATGACATTATAAGGAAAATAATATGGCAACAAGAAAGGTCCCAGAAAAGACCCCTGCAAAACCTAAAAGAACAGTAAAGACAAAAGATCCAAAAACGTTAGCCACAGAAAAAAGTGAACCGTGGGTCAGTATCCTGAGTGTAGAATTGGATCCCAATAATATCGGTCAAGGTGCCTTTGAACTGGATTGGAATGAGTTTTTCGTTGCAAAACTAATCAGAGCAGGTTACAAAGGCAAAGATGATGCACAAATTGTAGATCAATGGTTTCAAGATGTATGTAGAAATGTCGTATTAGAAACATTTGAGCAATACGAAGCCAACAACCCAAGGCCAGTAACTGGAGTACAACGCAGAGATATCGGGGACGGAAGAACAGAAGTGAGTTAAAATGCAATCGATAAAACCTCCAGAGACTATAAAATTCTATCAATTGATTAAAATGTCAGTGAAACCATCATTGAGTTTATCTCCTGCAGGAACTTCAACCGGTACATATGTAGGACAGGGCTTTTATAGGACTATTGAAGAAGCAGAGTTTAATCGCACTATGGAGGCTCTCAAGGACACAGAAGATAACAGTTACCATATATTTGAATTAGAATTTCCTAATCCAATTTTGTAAAATGATACTGTATGTAAATGGTGATAGTCATAGTCTAGGACAGGATGCAGGAGGTCCAGACTTTAGTTATGGAAAATTTATTGCAGATGCTTTAGGTGCAAAATTTATCTGCAATGCAGAGTCAGCTTGCGATAATGGCAGTATTATTAGAAGAACAAAATTATATCTCGAAACACATACTCCGGATTTTATCGTAATAGGATGGAGTACTTGGGAACGAGAAGAATGGGTATATGATAATACAACTTACTACGTTACAAGTTCGGGGCATGATGTGTTGCCGAAACCATTGCAAAACAGATACAAACAATGGGTAATAGATAGTTTAGAACCTGAAAAACAACGTCAAAAAGAAAATTTAAACTACAATCGAATTTGGGATCTACATGTAGAACTAGGACAACGTAATATACCACATTTGTTTTTTAATTGTTATTCTTATTTTCAGCATAGGTTAACATATGATGAAACCAAATATGGTCCCAAATTCGATTATGGTCCTTACTACATAGATCCGTATAACAAGAATTCTACTTACTATTTTTGGTGCAAAAACAATAAATTTGAACTGTTTGATCCAAAATGGCACCATTACAAAGCGGATGCTCAGAGGGCGTGGGCGAATTTTTTACTACCCAGAATAAAAAAAATCTTGACAATTTAACTTATTATATGCTATTATTATGGTATTATGAGATACCTTATAGTCGACACCGCAAATACTTTTTTCCGTGCAAGACATAGTGCCCATAGGCAAAGTGACACTTGGGACAAACTAGGTTTTGCAATTCATGTAACCCTGGCCAGTGTAAACAAAGCATGGCGTGATCAACGTGCCGATCATGTCGTATTCTGTTTAGAAGGTCGAAGTTGGCGTAAAGATTTTTATCCTCCATACAAAGCCAATCGTGCTGCTGCTAGAGCAGCCTTAACTGAAAAAGAAGCAGAAGAAGATCGCCTTTTTTGGGAAGCCTTTGACGATCTAAAAACTTTTCTTGTCGAAAAAACTAATTGCACTGTTTTGCGGCATGAACAATTAGAAGCAGACGATCTAATTGCAGGTTTTATTCGCAACCATCCTAATGATCATCACACTATTGTCAGCAGCGACACGGACTTTCATCAGTTATTGGCCAGTAATGTAAATCAGTACAATGGTGTGGCAGATGAACTACACACTATAGAAGGCATTTTTGATAAAAAGGGCCGGCCCGTAATCGACAAAAAAACTAAAGAACCAAAACGTATTCCAGATCCCAAATTTATCCTTTTTGAAAAATGTATGCGTGGCGATCCTACCGATAATATTTTTAGTGCGTATCCAGGCGTTCGCACTAAAGGTAGTAAGAATAAAGTGGGCTTATTGGAGGCATACGAAGACATGAGTCGTAAAGGATTTAATTGGAATAACCTTATGTTGCAGCGATGGACTGATCATAATGGCCACGAACATAGAGTTTTAGACGATTATAATAGAAATGTACAACTAGTCGATCTTACTGCGCAACCTACACAAATTAAAGAAATAATCGATAAAACAATTTTAGAAAACAGTAAAGCCAAAAACAAACCCATGGTGGGTGCTCAATTTCTAAAATTTTGTGGCAAATATGAATTAAACAGATTGAGTGAAAACAGTAATGCTATCGGTGAAATTTTAAGCACAGGATACCCCGAATAATGAACAAAGAAATACATAGATTGGCCTTGCAGGCATGGAATGAAAAAGCCAGTTACAATGCTGAGCCAGAACAATGGATGGCCGCTTACATTGAAAGAGTAGCAGAACTTATCATCGAAGAGTGCAAAACTGTATTGATTACAGATTTAACTTGCATAGATGAACATGGGCATATTGCAGGTAAAGTACTGCAGCAAGGGGCAGAAATTCTGGATAAACACTTTGGAAAAAATAATGAAACCACAAATTAAAGAAATTGCGTTGGCTGCAGGTGGTGCACATTATCCTGTTGTAGGCGGAAAATTACTAGAACAAAGTATTGAAATTGCAGTTAGACAATGTGCGCAGGTTGCACTAGAGCATCAACAATACAATGTGGCAAAAGCAATTTTAGTAAAGTTTGACTTATATGAAGATATCCTATAAAACACGCAAATCTTGTGTACGTACAATTAGAAATACTGATGATAATTTCTTGATTCAAGACGGGTTTACATTGACTCCCAGAGCAGGATTTGAAATCTCATCTGGATGTCCTTACAATTATAGAAATGTAATTCAGGAATGTGTTAGACAAGGTTGGTTAAAGCCTGTGGCCAATGTTTATGATTATGAACTTACATTTGATTTACTAAAGGCATAAAAATGTCCGGGTTTCGTCTTTGGTTAATTAAAATGTGGTATGAACATCAAACAGAATTAGAGTCATACAAACAACCCATTCACTATAACAGCACAGACTATTTTAAAAGATACAAGTACTGGTTAAAAAGAGAATACCAATATCAAAGGAAACAACATGAGTCCTGAAATAGTTTTACTGATACTTTTACAACTAAAACACTTTCTAATAGACTTTGTTTACCAAACCGAAAAAGAATTAGAAGGAAAAGGTATATATGGTAATCAAGATGGCATCAATCATAGCATTAAACATGCCATTTTTACTGGACTGTCAGTATTGCTAGTCTGCGGGTTGGGTAATGTTTTTCTTGCCTTGACCATGGCGGTACTAGATTTTGTATTTCATTATCATATAGATTATATTAAAGCATCATTGAGTTGTAAAAACAAAGATGATCCATTATTTTGGAACCATCTAGGTTTAGATCAGTTTTTACATCAACTTACTTATATTTCAATTCTGGGATTCACTTTACTATGACTAATCTTATCGCAAAATCAATTTTAAAAAACAAATATTGGATTGTAGAATCAGAAGGATCACAGATAGGAACTATTCAAGCAACTGAAGATGGCGGTGTTGTTTATGTACGTGATCAATCAAGAGAAAAGTTTGCATCAATTAAATTACTAAGTTCTGTGTATAATGTAAGTTTTTCAAATAAATCTAATAGAAATTCTAAAACAGTTTCTGCAAAGGAAATTTACGGATATCCAACGACATCTAAACCTTTCAATGTGTTGTGGGATTTAAAAAACAAAGTGCCAGTATTTACTAAAGAAGTCAAAAGCAAAAGTTATTTTTGCGCTGGATATTTTTTAGTCTACATTAACGATGCCTGGGCAAAAAGTTTCTGTCCTAAACTAATCACCTTGAACAGATATAAATTTTTAGGTCCTTACAGAACTAAAGAAGAATTAGAAGAAGAATATAAAAAAACAAATGGATAATTTAACTTTAGCAATCAAAAATTTTAACGATAAAGTTAAACTTTTGAATAATACTAATCAAAAACAATTAGTGCTCACAGCAACAGAAGCCAGAAATTTAAATTCGGATATTCAAAATTTGTTAGCATATTGTGTACATCTAGGATCTCAAGGTGCTAGAAAGAATACACAGGAACCTCTAATTGAAGTTACACTTGACGGGGGGAAATTCTAATATTGTTACGTAAAAACTAACATAAATATTAAAGGAAATCGACGATTATGAGTAGACCTAAACCTACCGTGTTAATTGAACACGTTAACAAAAATAATTACAAAACAGAACAGATACTAAGTAGCGAAGGTATTTGGGCAGTTTTTTATAATGATCAGCCGATTAATTTAAAATCCAGCAATATGTTAGTTAGTTATCCAGGTCCTAAATATAAAAAAACAAGTTTCAGCAATCCAGGCCACGCAATCAATTTAGCAAAAAAACTAAATTCTTTATTCAAAACAGATCAGTTCACTGTAGTTCTGCTTAAAAGTGGCGACAAAATCTTCCCCTAAACTATATACACAGTCTCAACTGACCAGCATTTTTGCAGATATAGTTGATAAGCATCCTAGTCAACTACCCTATATATTATGGAATAACCCCAAAGATCCTAACAGTCTTAGATTGAGTCTGTCAGGATTTAACTTTGTTTCTAAAGAATTAAAAATTCAATCTTACAAATTTGACATTAGTCCTCCTTTGACTAATCGTAATGTATTGCAATTAGATAGGTATTTTAATAGTATGTATTTTATATTGCCGGAAAAATTTGTCGTATTTGATGAACAAGAAGCCAGTATGATAAATCTCATGGACGGAAACTTAGTGGCATATCTAAACAATTTAGAACGATCCAACGGTTGACAAATATTCCAATATTTGGTAAAATTACTCTACACTTAACAAACGGGATACAAGATGGCAACGATTCAAGAAATCAACTCTGCAATCATGTTTGGTAGTTTGTCCAATGAACAATTGGACAGTGTGATTATGGCGGTTAAGTATAGGCGCAGCCAACTGTCTAAAGAAATTAAACGCAGTATTGCCCTCGGAGATCGTGTTAAGTTCTACTCTAGCAAGCGACAACAGACGGTAATGGGCACTGTGGAAAAGGTTGCTGTCAAGTATGTTACAGTTAACGCAGGACAGATGCGTTGGCGTGTGCCTGCTAACATGCTTGAAATTGTTTGATTGACAAATATTCCATTATTTCTTATAATATTGGTATAGTAAATACAAACACGGAGAAAGCATATGTCCAAATTTGAAGTCCGTTTTGATTGTGGCAACGATGATCGTAGCCCAGCCTGGGTTGTGGTCAGGTTTGAAAATCTTGGTTCCGAATACGCAAGATTTGGACAGACTGTAGCAGAATTTGCCAGCCGTGAATTAGCAGAAAACGCTGCCAAGACTATGAATAATAACATTTCTTTTGCAAAATTTACTATCAGTCCCAGTCTTGTTGCAGAATAACAACAGACAAATATTCTTTTTTCAACTAAAATTGTTTTTTCAACGTTAAACAGGAGAGTCTAAATGACTAAAGAAACCGTTACCGAACATCGTACCGTAACTGCCACTGCAGCCCGCCGTATTATCCTTGCTTGCTTCAAACAGAAGCGTCCTGTATTCCTGTGGGGTCCTCCAGGAATTGGCAAGAGTGAAGTTGTTGCAGGTGTTGCTGAAGAAATGGGTGCAGCATTTATCGACCTGCGTCTTGCGCAGATGGAACCCACTGACCTGCGTGGTATTCCTTTCTTTAATAAAGATGTGGGCAAAATGGATTGGGCTCCGCCCATCGATCTGCCCGACGAAGAATTCGCTAGCCAATATCCCTATGTGGTTCTGTTCATGGACGAATTGAACAGTGCTGCTCCTAGCATTCAGGCAGCAGCATATCAATTGGTATTGAATCGTCGTATTGGCAAATATGTTTTGCCAGACAATGTTGTGGTAATTGCCGCAGGTAACCGTGAAAGTGATAAGGGTGTTACTTATCGTATGCCTGCCCCGCTGGCTAATCGTTTCGTCCATATCGAAATGCGGGTAGATCATTCCAGCTGGGAAACTTGGGCCGTTACCAACAAAATCCATAAAGACGTGGTTGGCTACGTAGGTTTTGCCAAACAGGATCTCTACGATTTTGATCCGCGTAGTTCCAGCCGTTCGTTTGCTACTCCCCGTTCTTGGACATTTGTCAGCGAACTGCTCAAGGACGAAGATATCAGTACTGAGGATCTTACTGACCTTGTGGCAGGTGCTGTGGGTGAAGGTGTTGCTGTTAAGTTTATGGCACATCGCAAAGTTGCTGGGCAACTGCCTAAGCCCTCAGAGATTCTTGCTGGCAAGGTTAAGGAACTCAAGGTTAAAGAGATCAGTGCTATGTACAGTCTAACTATCGCTATGTGCTACGAACTGCAGGATGCTGCAAAGAAAGAAGCAGGCAAAATCAGTGCAGAATGGCATGATATGGCGGATAACTTCTTCAAGTTCATGATGGATAACTTTACCACTGAACTGACTGTTATGGGTGCACGGGTTGCGTTGACTACTTACAACCTTCCGTTTGTTCCTGGCAAACTCAAACACTTCGATGAGTTCCACAAGCGGTTCGGTAAGTACATCGTGGCTGCTAGCCAGAAGTAAACAAAGAGAGGCATTCATATTATGGGATTCACAATGAATGCCTCTCTTGTTTATCAAAAGTTAGACGTCAGGTTTACAGGACACAAACACTTTAAATTCCGTGTTCTAATTACAGGGCCTACTCAAGAACGCTATTTGAAATTTGTTGAATTAAGAGATTGGTGTTGGGACTCTTTTGGGCGTAGTTACGAACGTGATGTTTTAATTTATCTGGCAGATAAAGATGATGCTTTCGTTCGTAAATGGGCTTGGCACTTTGTGACTGAAGGTAGAAAAGAATTTGCAATATATTTTGCAGGCGAAGAAGAATTTACTTTTTTTAAATTAAAGTGGTTATAAAAATGGAACTAGATCAACAGTTAGAAGAGGATCTAACCTTTAGAAGGTTCTCTCCAGAAAAACAAGAGCAAATAAGACAGTTAGTTAGTTATACCACACTTCTCGGTCTTACTGGTAAAGACCTTATCAGTATTGGTGGAAGACTGGATCGCTTGGTTTCTGCTAAAGAACGCGACACTAATGTTGCTGCTGCAAAATCGCTGTGGTCTAGAGTATCACAAGAATTTCCAAAATATAAATGGAATGAAGTTTCAAAATTTACATATAAAGACGAATACAGTAGATCTTGGAAAGTTGTTGTAGAATATAATCGTGTTCGCTTTATGTTATCTAAATCAGAAGAGTACCAATTTGTGTTGGAAAACTATAACGTAGGTACTAGCAAAAATCGTTATATCTATAATGTTCTTGTGAATTTATATCGTGGCAATATACAATTGCCTAAAACAGTAACTTGACAAATATTCCAATATTTTTTATAATATTGGTATTGTATAGGAGATCTGCATGACTACTACTAACAGCGAAAAATCTAAACCCAAACTTTCAGGTCGGTTGACGGATCATGTAGATCCAAAACTTGATGCAGCGGTGCGCGAAAAATTGGTCACTGCTCGAATCGGTTTGTTGCTTAAGGCGCCGTTTTTTGGTAATCTTGCAACAAGGCTACAACTAGTGAACGCAGATGATTGGTTGGGTACTGCAGCCACTGACGGACGCAAGTTTTATTACAATACCGAGTTTGTCAACAAACTCAAACCCCGTGAACTTGAATTTCTGTTTGGACACGAAGTCCTGCACAATGTATACGATCATATCGGTCGTAACGGTGACTTCCGCGATCGACGTCTGTTTAATTGTGCTGCTGACTATTGTGTAAATGCCGACCTTATTGAGCAACGTATTGGTGACAAAATCACCCCTTGCCTGTATGATCCCAAATACAAAGGTTGGAGTGCTGAGGAAGTCTATGACGATCTCTATGAAAAGGCAGAGAAAATTGACATCAGTGATTTGCTTGAACAGATGTTGGATGAACATCTTGAAGGCGAAGGCCAAGGTGAAGGTGGTGGCGAAGATGGCGACATTGATGGTAGTGGTAAGGGCCGCCCAAAACTGAGCGAAGAAGAACGTCGTCAAATTAAAGATGAAGTTCGTGAGGCTCTGTTGCAAGCCGCCCAGGCTGTGGGTGCTGGTAATTTGCCCTCGGGTGTTAAACGTCTGATCAAGGACCTGACAAAACCTGTAGTTAATTGGCGTGAATTGCTGCAACAACAAATCCAGTCTACTGTAAAAGATGACTTTAGTTGGATGCGCCCAAATCGTCGAGGCTGGCATATGGATGCAGTGATGCCCGGCATGAAACCAGGTACTCAAATTGATGTATGTATTGCAATTGATACTTCTGGCAGTATCGGTGAAGCAGACATCAAAGCGTTTCTCGGAGAAATCAAAGGTATTATGGAAGCATATGATGAGTATAAAATTCAAGTGTGGAGTTTCGACACTGAGATTTACAATCATCAAAGTTTTTCCAGCGATAACTTGGAAGATATTGGTCAGTATGAACCCCAAGGTGGCGGCGGCACTGACTTTATGGCAAATTGGGAATACATGAAAGAAAACAATATTGAACCTAAGAAATTCATTATGTTTACTGATGGCATGCCCTACAATTCATGGGGTGATCCCGATTACTGCGATACTGTTTTTATTATCAAAGGCAATCAGGACGCAGAACCTCCCTTTGGTGTTTGGGCTATTTATGAAAAGGCAAAGGAACTTGCTGGTGCGTAAATACGTGTAGCCCGGAGACCATGCCACCTTCGGGTGGCATTTTTATTTAGGGAACTTGGATGAGCAACGATCAAGACAAATTTAAAAATAGCAAACGTAGACATGCAGATGAGACCGCAGTAAAAAGACAGACAAAAATTGCAAAAGATTACGGAATTCCTTTTACAGAACCACACAAATTTGCTAAACATCATGCCACAAATTGCGGTAATCCTAATTGTGTACTGTGTGCTAACCCTCGGAAAACCTTTAAAGAACTGACTATACAGGAACAAAGATTGTTTCAAGACTTGGATCAAATTCGTGACATCAAAAGCAATGGATCTAAACCTCAAGAGTAAAAAATGAAGAAAATATTTTATGAAAAAGTCGGTCGACGTTACAAACCTGTTTACGAATATGACGATCAACTTTTAAGTTCATTTCCTCAAGGCAGTCATTTAGTGGTTTGCTACCCCGGGGGGCAAAGTACACGCTACAACATTGAACCTAACTATGCTGCATTGATTGCTGCAAGTGTGGTGGCTGAAGATAAAATGTGTAAAGCAATGGTCAAAGCCTCGGAATTACAGCCACAACGGAAACCTATTACAGATGAACAACGGAATCTTTGGAGGCAGCTTGCAGCCAGTTTTAACCGTGAGGATTACCTTCTGATGAGACCTGCTGTGGCCGATTCTGTACGTGCAGGAACTCAAGCAATGGTAGAAGAAGCATATAAACTTATGCAGCATGAAGCAGTGCGTAATGCCTACGAACAATTTTTGACAGTGGCGAAACTCTGTTCGGATGACAAATGAATCAAATCATAAGTGTTGTATTTTTAAGTTTAGGCACTTTTTTGCTCTTATATGTATTGAGCATAATAATATGCAAAGTCTTGGAGATTTTTGATGCTGAAATATGGAGAGATTAATCCACTAAATGTCATGGGTTTAAGACAATTATCACATTGCCCACCACATTTTGAAAAAATCTTTTTTGATATAAGAGTTGCAGATAAGTACATCGTGGATTGGGTATATCAAAATTTGCAGGGAAGATTTTGGTATGGTGATTACTGCAAAATAGAAAATGGTTCGCGACAATTAACTAAATGTGTTGCCTTTGAAGAACATTCAGAATCTACAATATTTCTACTTAGTTTAGACAAAATTAATATCTACAATTTCTAATAAAAAAAATCTGTTCGGAGAATTGTAGTAAATAAAGTAGTATTAAAGGTTAACTATGAGTGAAGAACAAACTAAAGAGGTTAGCATTCCAACAAAAGAGTTACTTACAATTCTAGGAATAATACAATTAGTAAACAGTAGGGGCGGATTTAAGCCTGAAGAATTTGTAGATGTAGGCGCGGCTTATAACAAAATTTACGAATTTTTAGTAGATTTAAATGTTATACAAAAGACAAATTCTAATTAAACTAATAGGAAATACAAATGATTAAACATGTCGGTAAACATAACAGTAAAAAAGTTGTTATTCTTTTTAGAACTGTTCCCAATGAAGATCATATGTGTTTGGTAATTTATCCAGAAACATTACCTAGACATATACATGATGATATCATGTCAGCATTGGAAAGCGATGCAGGACAACAAGCCAAAGAATTCTCAGACTATCTGTTCCGTGTAACACTACAGGATGGCAATAATGCCTTGGCAACGTTGCACAAAGAAGGAATGATTAAAAAAATTCCTACTAACCAAGTTATTGTAACCCCAAATGCTAAAAGCAATGTAAGACTCGATGAACTAAATGAAATCATGGGTAAATTAGCAAAGGGAGAAGAAGCAGTTAAAGAGTTGGCAGAATTAGATAAAAACGCAGGTATGACAGGAAAACGTCGACCACAAGAAAGAACTTTAGGAGAGGTCAGAACTCCAAAAGATAGTAGAAGCACTCCTGCAATAGTAGATACAAATATCAAACTAGATGAGATTTTAACTGACGAACAACTTGCTACACAAAGAATAGCACAAGCACAAAAAATGGCTGCAGAAGCAAAATCGCTCTTAGCAGAAAGTGATAGACTAATGAAAGAAGCAGCAGCACTAAGCGGTTCCGTAAACGAGACTAATCTAAATGGCAGACCAAAGACCAAAAAAGCCGCCAAAACCAAAACCCAAGAAGCTTAATTTAAGTTCGAAAGTTGCCTGGAGAAATATTCTTAAAGATATCGATAAAGAAGAAGTTCCAATACATGTGCTAGAACGTTTAATTGTTCATCTTAAAGATGGCACAGACGTAGAAGTAAATATAAAAGAACTTTTATCTTCAGGCCTGGATCCAGATGAAATAGAAGAACGTGTTAACAAACGATTGTCTGATTTAGATATGTACATTAAAAATGTAGATTTTTTTGTAGATATAGAATCAGTAGAACGTACAATTCAACCAGAAACAGACAAACTACTTTCTAAATTATGATCAAAGCAATCTTTGCAGTGGATTATTGGGGAGGCATGGGCAATAAGGGCACACTGCCTTGGCCACATCATAAAGAAGATCTGCAATATTTTAAACAACAAACAGAAGATCAAATTGTGATAATGGGGCGGAGAACATGGGATGATCCTAAAATGCCGAAACCTCTACCTAATAGGTATACATGTGTAGTAACGCATAGACCTATAATAGGTTACGGTGTTAGATCAATTTCTGGAGACATTAAAGAACATCTAACAGAAATACAAAGGTTAAATCCTAAAAAAACTATCTGGGTTATCGGAGGTCCAGAAATACTAATGACTCAAAGATATATGTTTGATGAAGTACACATTAGTCATTTCAAAGGACAATATCATTCAGATACACAAATTGATCTCAAAAAGTTTTTGTCCGTCTTTAGAGCGTATAGTGCAAAACCTAGTGCAGATAGGCAGTGTACATGGACCATTTATAAAAATGTTGACATCTTTAAATCTAAATAGTAAAATTATAGCATGGAAAAAAATTATTTAGATGCATTGCAGTATGTTTTAGATCACGGGGTATCAAAAACTGATAGAACAGGCGTTGGTACATTAAGTTGTTTCGGTATGCAACAACGATATGATTTGTCAAAAGGTTTCCCTGCAGTTACAACTAAGAAACTAGCTTGGCGAAGTGTAGTGTCTGAACTGCTTTGGTTTATTGAAGGATCAAGAGACGAACGTAGACTCAGGGAACTACTGCATGGCGATAAAAACTCTGAAAAGACTACCATCTGGACTGCTAATGCAGAAGCGGATTATTGGAAAAGTAAATCTAAATTTCCTGGAGACTTGGGAAGGATCTACGGAGTACAATGGCGTAAATGGGAATCACCTAGATGGGGCAGTAATGTTGATCAACTGTCAGTCTTAATTGAAAATATCAAACGTGACCCGCACGGACGAAGACATATATTGACAGCATGGAATCCAGGCGAATTAAAAGACATGGCCCTGCCACCTTGTCACGTGTTAAGTCAGTTTAATGTAACAGATGGTAAGTTGAGTTGCCAAATGTATCAGCGTTCATGCGATATGTTTTTAGGTGTACCTTTTAACATTGCATCCTACTCACTGCTCACTCATATGATTGCACAAGTGTGTGACTTAGATGTAGGTGAGTTTGTTCATGTTCTAGGAGACGCCCATATATACAGCAACCACATAGAGCAGGTTAAAGAACAACTAACACGCGAACCCTTGCCTGCCCCAACTTTACGACTCAATCCTAAGATTAAGGATATCGACAAATTCACAATGGCTGATATTGAATTAGTGGACTATCAAAGTCATGCACCTATTCGAGCCGAAATGGCTGTATGAAAATCTGTGTTCATCGTTTTAGACTCAGCGATGTAGAAGACCCCGAACTGTATGCTGCCGAACCCATTTGGAATTGGCAACAAACAGAAAAGGGAAGTTGGGTAATGAGTCACAGTATAGATAAACCAATATTTTATACTAATATCAATCCCGATTGGTGCGGTTATGAAATTTCTATTGTAGCAGACTTGACTGACAAAGATTTAACGTATTTTGAATTGAGGTGGGGATGAAATTTATTGTTACCGGCGGTGCCGGTTTTATAGGACATAATGTTGTACGCATTTTAGAAACATGGGGGCATGAATGCGTTATAGTTGACAATTATACCGACTACGGCTTTATCCCAAAAGCAGAACTAACTTATCTAATTCAAGAACGACTACAAAAAATTAAATCCAAAATTTATAGAATAGATTTACTTGAGTTTCAAAAATTAGATAATTTATTTTTGAATTACCTCAACAATGTAGATGCAGTTATTCATTTAGCCAGTTTTCCAAGACAAAAAATTGTAAGTCAAAATCCTATAGTGGCTGCTAATGTCATGGGCACAGGTTTAATTAATTTATTAAATTTAACTAAAAAATATAATATACCTAAATTCATCTATATCAGTAGCAGCATGGTATATGGAGATTTTGATAACGACGTTACCGAAGACAGTATTTGTGCACCCATAGGCCAATATGGTATTATGAAATATATGGGGGAATGGCTAGTCGAAGATCATACCAGACAAGGCCACTTTGACCATACTATCATAAGACCCAGCGCAGTGTACGGCGAATCAGATGTAGAAGATCGAGTTGTTAGTAAATTCATGCTGGCAGCGATGCGTGGAGAAACTTTAAGAGTAAAAGGTGCAAATGAAGTATTAGATTTCACTTATGTAGAAGATACAGCCATGGGGATTGCGTTGGCTGCAACAAAGCAAATTGCTGCTAATAAAATATATAATATCACAAGGGCAGACACTAAACTATATACTCTATTAGATGCAGCAAATATAGCCGTATCGATCGCAGGAAAAGGTCAAATCATTGTTGAAGACAAAGATAAAGATTTTCCTAGTAGAGGAAGATTATGTATCGACCGTGCTATAAAAGATTTGGAATATGATCCACAAGTAAATGTAGAACAAGGATTTTACAAATATTACCAATGGTTCCGAACCAGTGATTACTGGTCTAAATTGTTATGATAAAATTCTTTGGGTTAGATCGGCAATACAAAACTTTACAACAAGAAATATTGGATGTTACCGATCAAGTCCTAAAAACAGGTCAAGTCCTGGACGGATACTATACAGAAAAATTTGAGAGATCTATGGCGGCTCGTTGCCATAGAACCTATGCAATTTCAGTGAATAGTTGTAGTCAAGCATTAATATTTGCACAAAGTTTTTTAAAGACCAAAAAAGATATACCTTCAAAAACAATAATACCTTCACTGAGTTTTATTGCTACATTAAACAGTGTAGTATTAGCCGGCAATACTCCTGTATTCTGTGACACAGATGATCAAGGCCTTATTGATTTAGACAGTATAGATTATCCTATAACAGGTTCTGGTGTCAAAACAATAATGTATGTTAATCTATTTGGTAATGTCATTGATTATGATAGATTTAAAATTGCATCAGACTTTTTTAATAGCGATCTTTACATAATAGAAGATGCAGCACAAAGTTTTGGGGCCAGTTACAAAGGCGTTCCCAGTGGTAAATTAGGCACTGTGAGTTGTTTAAGTTTTGATCCTACAAAGAATTTGCCTAATTATGGATCTGGAGGCATGATTCTTACTGACGATCCCGAAATAAATGAATTTTTACGTGGTTGGAAAAATAACGGTAGAGTTAATGGTTTCTATCATAGCATAGGTACCAACAGTAAAATGAGCGAATCTGACTGTGCGCAAATGCTAGTAAAATTAAAATACTTTGATTCTTGGCAAAAACGACGATCAGATATTGCAGAATACTACAACAGCGAATTAGAAAATATAATAGATATACCAAGAACGCAGGAAGATGTTGTACATGCATGGCACAAGTACGTTATCAAGTATCATGATAGAAATGCTTTAGCACGACATTTGTTAGCGAATTCCATCGAAACAAAAGTTCATTATGACACACCCTTGTTTGATACTCCTTTGGGGTTTAATTATATTCAAAGCACAGATATATTTTATAGACAGTCCACTGCATTTTGCATGGAATGTCTAAGTCTACCTATATATCCAGAATTAACTGATGCAGAAGTTGAAAAGATTATAGAAACAATTAAACGTTTTATTTCTTAAAATTTCTTTTTTCGTTTACATTATATGTAGGATCAACTTTTTGTTTTTTCATTGTTGCAGGTTGATCTGGATCTATTGGATCAATATCTGTTGTAGTTAACCCTGTTTTTTCTAAATCTTTTATATATTGATGTTCTTGATCTTCGCTGCCAAAAGAAAAAATAGTACTAGGCGGTCCTTTTCCGAAATCGTGTTTGCCTAGTCCTTTCAAATTACTTATATGCTGTCCTAATTTATACCAATCATATACATCACTGACATCAACTCTGACTGTGCCTTTAGGCATAGTTGGCTTAAACTCAGGACCCGGTGGAGTTTCATTCGGATGATAATCTTCACCCTGAATTGTTTTTTTGTTTTCTTTTATAATTTCATTGATACGCATTCAGTATTTAGTTTCAAAATAACTTTTGAGCCATGCCCATTCGAAACTAAACTTTAGATGTTCATAATCGCCGTTGACAGAATTATAATATTCTACTGCATCTGTAGCACCTGCCAAACACCATTCAGCATAGTTGCCTTCTGCAATAGTGCACCATTTTTTCAATCTAAAATCAGTTTCAATTGATGGAGATGTTTGTTGAAAATGTTTCAATTTCAATACCTCTCTGAAAGATGTTCGCCAAGTGGTCCACGGATCTTGATTAAAGTGTGCTGTACCTGACAGAATAGGTACCACTTCATGTGCACGACTTAAAGTAAAATCCAACCCTGATTCCATAGTTTCTAGCACTAATCTTTTATTGTAAGCGATCATGGCTTGATGTCCGTAAACTAAACCATTAACAGGATTACGGGCATGAAAGATATAGTGTTTAGGCTCTTGAAAATAATCCGGTTGCCAATCCCAATCAAAATCCGGATCAACTTCTAATTTGGCAAATACAGCAAAAAACCAATCTGTTTTACTGGACTCGGCTGCAGCCTTATAAGCAGCCATTCTGCCATTGATATTCATTATTCGTTGAATATCGGACCCGGTACTGGATTTTAGACAATGGTTAAACCAATGATCTGCCTCGGGTTCTCCATTACTTATAAATTTAATTTGTAATCTTGAAGATTTTTTTACAACTATGTCGACATTACAAATATGGGGGTAATCATAGATCTGTGTTTTTATATATTGTTTTACATCTTTAGGGACTAAACAACAAGAGTTGTCAGACGAAAGCGGAACCACTTGTCTATCTTTTTCTCTCCATAGCACTATTTCGTCCCCTGAATACTGTTCGCTAAAATAGGCAATATCATCTTCGGTGCTTCTTACAAATTTAGCATAGGGAAACTGGAAGTCGTAGCGTTTAATTGCCTCGATAAGATTATCGTCGGCATAATTAACAATGGGACAATAAAAATTAAAAACTTTTTGTTCGTCATTGTAATGTATAACGTTAAACCAGTCTAATAATTCAAGTTCATACATTTGTTTGCGAAATGACTCTACGTGAATATAAAAAGTATTTCCTCTTCGATTTCGTTCGTGGGTACTCCAACTAAAGCAATGAATCATTTCTGCTTGCCATTGGCTTGGATGCCAACAAAAATCAAAATTGTTATAATCACAAATACTGCTTGTTATCCAGATATATTCTGTCGTAGATTGACTTATTATTCGTTTAA